TGTATTAAGAACTACTGATGGGCAAGCCACGTCCAACAGAAATAAAACTAGTAGCAAAGCTACTAGATCCAGACGCAGAGAACTCCGAAGATGCTTCGGCACTAGCGATTGAAATCATTGAGGCACTGGATGCATCCAGACTCAAGAGAGAATCGTTCGTTGTCGTAGCAAAGTTAGCGGACTGGGCTCCCTTGCAGGCATGGGGGGAGTTCAGTACCAAACTGCAGGCGGAGAAGTTCTTCCCGCATCTATCATCACCAGATAAATCTGGTGGCAAAGGTGCGATTGCAAAGCTCGCCAACCCTGACGAGTTCCTTAAGATGATTGGAGATAAGTAATGTTTTACAACGGCTTCACTTTACTGATGCAGATACTTGCAGGCATCAGCATGTACTACGTTGGTCGACACTTTGGTTACCACCAAGGTGAGCAAGAGATGTATCAGCGTTGTCGTAGTGCTGATGCAGCACGACGTGAATTCTTTTCCGACATCAGTCGGAACTAGGTTCAGAATCAAGGGCGGGGGCTTGTGCCTCCGCCTTTTTTTCTGTCTCGTCCGCGACTAGGTGCGTGACCCAAAACAATTTATAGTAATCGTAATCGTAAGAGAATCTCTTCATGTGTTTAACTGTCGCACCAGTATGTGCATGAAGTGGAACACCAGCCTGCTTCATTAGCATGAAGAACTGAATGTCTTCTGATACATACTGAGCATCAGTACCACCAGCAGAATGCTCAACGAAGAATGGCTTATCATCACCATGAAATTCTTTCATCTTCTTAGCTGCTGATCGGTGCATCAAGAAGAATCCATAGCCAGCATAGTCACACTTAACTATGGCGTTAGGTTCTAGCGGGTGCAAGTATGACATCTGATGGATGTCATCTGGATGGGCTAGAAACAGGCAGGGATATGGAGACATCAATGCCTGTTCATTCTCCTTTGAGATGAAGTAAGTTCCACTTACAGCAGGAAATCTTTCCTTATCAGCCACATCCCAGACCTTCTTCAATGCATCGTTGGTCATGTGAATGTCACTGTCTACCCACAAGATCCAATCGAAGTCTGAGTTATACCAAGTATCAAATGCTGTCTGGCGTTGACGCCCAATCTGATTTCCTTGTACACGTTGAGCTCCCTGAATGGGCAAACCACTGGTGAGAATTGTGTACACCAATCCCTCCGCAAACTTTCCATCTACCATTCCATTGTCACACCACGTAAGCATGATTCTTTCATTAGCCTTGTGCATGATTGCCTCCCCATCCTGTTCCAGTAAATCTAATTGGTGGTGCGTTGTACATTCTACGTAAGGTAGTACCGCATACAGGACAGTCGTACTCTTGTTCTTCCTCTGTCATGCCACGTTCAATGATGACAACCTCGCCGTCATCTGGACATTCGTATTCGTAGTTCATTAGTAAGGCGTTGCCCCTCCCAGTTTATCTGCTATCTCTTTAATCCCTTTAGCAACCAGTTGTTCTACACGTTGAGGCGAGATGTCCCATGCCTCGGCGATCTCTGCAAGTGGCTGGTCGTTCACAAACCTAGAGGTAAGGATTCCTTGCATACGTGGATCAAGCTTCTTCATTACTCTGTCTACATCAGCAATCATTGCTGCTAAGTTATTGCCTTCATTAGCCAGCTTCTTAACACGTATACCATGTACATCTGGATCAAATACTTGGTTAGCCAAGTATGATTCATCAGTGCCAGCAACCTTGATCAAGTTCTCAATTAACTCAAGGCGATAGAAGTATTCATCACCAAGTTCATAACCCAAAGCTTTGGCTTTTTCTTTGCGAGCGTAACGCTCGCCAGCCCTACGTATGAATGTATGAAACGCTTTGTATCCTTGCTTCTTCTCAACGGCATCCTCACGAATAAGATACTCGCTGACTTTATCCTTGCGCTTCCATGCATACTCATTCATTGCTTGTCTAATATCTTCAAGCTCAACAAATCTATGGTATCTCTTGGACAAATGCCAGGCGATACCTGAAGTTATCTCGTTGATCTCTTGCCACACTGGGTGGTCTTTAGTTAGGTCAGACATACTGCCTTACCAAATAAGTGTGCGCTGCAAGTAGCAGGTCGGGATCATCACCTAATAAACCAAGTGCTCGGTTATGATTAGAACACAACAAGCCACGCACCTTACCAGTGCGGTGATCATGGTCGATATCTAATGCACGAATTGATGGACTAGCACCACAGATATAGCAGCCACCACCTTGAGACTCAAGCATGGATTCGTATTCTTCTACGCTAATACCATAACTACGGATGCGAGATACTCGCTGCTCTTCGTATGTTTTATTTCTGTTGCGTGGCATACTTCTCCCAGATACCTCGCTCTACCATCAACGCAATGATTGCGTAGTTGGCGATGTCAATGAAGCTATCTTCGAGAGCTTCATTGTTAGGTTCAATGGAGTTGTATATAAGATTCTTAAGTCGCTCTAACTTATCCGACATACGAACCATCAACCCATTAGTTGCACCGCCAGGTGCATTCCAAATGTTTAGTGGACCGTAATCGATTTGCTTCATAACCAAGATAGACAGAAGCTGATCGTAAATTTCCTGAGCATCTTCCTGGAAATTATCGATGGTTAATTTATTCGTCGCCAACGGAGCACCTTTCAGTTGTTAATTGCATTAACTAAGTCAGCTAATGCTTGCGCTCCTTGGTTGACAATTATACTATTGACGTCGCTGTCAGGCGGTAACGACACGCGGACGGCTTGAGGTATTGCATCCTGCAATCGACGAGCAAGTTCCTGCCCTGGGTTGGAGCCATCTTCCTTAGCATCGTTATCAGTACAGATTACTACTGTCCCAATCCCATCAAAGCAGCGACTAAAGTAAGGCTTCCAAGCGTTAACTCCTGCAACAGCGACAGCAGGATAGCCAGCAAGTGTTGCTGATATAGCATCAATCTCTCCTTCTACTACGAGTACTTGGTTGACTGCATGAAGTATTGCACCCACATTATATAGATGATGCTTCTGTCCTGTAGGTATCATGTACTTAGGATCACCGCCATCAATGCGACGGAACTTAAACCCAACTACACCAGCCTCTGTTATATAGGGGATGGATAGGTGATGTCTAAGTCTATCTTCATGACCAGGTGCTACCTCTGCCACATAACCTAGTAAAAATTTTTCGGCTCCATCAAGGATGCCACGCTGTGTTAGGTAAGCCTCTGCTGGTGAACCAGCAAGGCTGTTGTGATACTGGTGTGCTGCTTTAGTCCAGAGATCTATGAGCTTGGGGTTAGTCTTCATGGTTTCTCCTGCCTGTGTGTAACGAATGGAGGTGCAGTATATACATCATTACGAGCAGCAATCTGCATTGCCTGCTTCCATGTTGCACCACCTGCCAGTGCGCCTAATGCAAAGCTTGACCCTGACCCTGCGCCATACAGCCCATCATCACGCAAGTAGACAGAGTAAGAATCATCCACTTGGTAGATAGTGCCATTGATTGCAAGTATAAATTCAAACCCTGCATCTGCATCATCTTTATCTGGCACATAGCCAGACTCCTTAATACATTCTCTAATGCTTGGGGCTACAGTTGTAATCATAAAGTGATACATGTCTTTGATGTTAGCTGGGATTGCTGGCGGTTTCCACACATGCTGTATCACATCACATGGTTGCACATCACCAGCACCTGCGACCAACCACTTACCTCGCTTACTAATCTTAGTAACGATTGGATGTGAGTATGGTCTGCCACCTGCAGTAGTACGTGAATCGGCTGCAAGAATGCAGCCAGTATCTTGTTGAATACCAATGATGGTTGTCATCTAGCCCTCAACCTAGGCGGTGTCCACCGCCCACTCTTCTTACTGCGACGATTGTGAACAATCGGAGTAGAAGATTCCTTGCCTATATTTTTCTCTGCCCACTTGCGAGCTTCTGGGTATGCTAAGTTTTCACGACTCATGATGATCTGAATACCAGAACCACCAGCGTTACATGCATAGCATACCCATACGCCCTTCTCTGAATTTACTGAAGCAGACTTACGAGAATCATCATGCACTGGACAGAGAATAGACTTCTCCCCCTGTGGCAAGGTTAATCCATAATGATTAAAGACTGCTTCAAGAAATTCAGGCTGATTCATTTAATACCAATTCCTTTCTTGATGGAACTTGAACGCCTTGCACCAAGTTCCGTAACGATGAAGCACATACTCGTGTGCTTCTGATGTTTGTTTGAGTATGGACCACTCTGGTTTTCCCCATAGTAATTGCCATACTCCACGTGCTCCACTCGATTTGTTGTATGAGCCCACGTTGTATCGGCTTTCCTTGTACGCAATCTTCTTCGCACAAGCAGCCTCTTGTTTGTCCGTTGTTACTGTGCTTATCGCAAGCTCTATCGCTGGTTCCTTGTCCATCACCATAAGGCGTTTCTCCAAGGTCATTATCGGTGAGTTTGCTTCGGCTGGTGACATTATAAGTAATGTCACTGTTGCTACGGTTATTGCAATCAACCGCATAGTTACCTCTTTTCAGTTGGTAACGCACTGTCACTGTGTTACCTATGTCCATTGTAACCTGCCTGTTTTAGCAGATCAGCCCAGAGCCATGCGGGCATTACCGCGTATGACTCTGAGACATTTGTAGTGCCACGCTTTTTTATTAGCACCACGCCAGTCTCAGCATCAGCATGAGTCATCTCATCCGAGAGCTCTTGAAGATAGCCACTGAGAGTGATCTTCTTTTCGTTCTTACATTCTATCACTACGCCATCGATACCATCAATGTCACCAACATCGTCGTGACGACCTGCACCATACGCACGTTCGGCGCATGGAAAACCATACGAGACTAGCCACTTGGCTACGTCTCGTTCGTATTGTGAACCTTTACGTTTACTTGGTGTTGACATAATCACTTACCAATATCTGCTCGAGTATGATTCCTTTATTCCTTCGTATGATCATACGTTCCCTTGGTGTCATGCCACCCCATAATCCGTGAGCCTCATGTCTTACCGCCCACTCAAGACATTGTTGTCTTACTAAACATCCAGAACAAATTGTTTTACCAAGCGCATATACAGAAGTATCTCTTTCATTATCTTCTTCCGTAAAGAAGAACTCAGTTCCCACTTCCCTGCAACGAGCTTGATTGAAGTCTGGATAATTCATTAATGAGCTCCTCTATTGGTTGTAGTTGATTAGCATCCATCACTAACCGAGTGCCGTAACCATAGTCATGTTTGTAATGCTCCGCAAGAAATCTCTCGCGTGTTATATAACCAACTATAGTAAACTTACTATCGACATGAGGTAGTTGTTTATCACCAAAGAATTGCACCAACACTGCGATGTCAGATATAAATAACTCTGGTGCATTAAAGATTAATTGCGGGAGCGTGGAAGTTTTGACTTGTATATTTTTTCCCAGTGGTGTAGATAGGTCGTGTCCGTTGTCACCGCTCGGCGAAATTGTTCTGTCCACTTGTAACCCAAGTCCTTTGCCACACGCCATCTCACCCAACTGACCCATAAGATTAACCGAATACGACGAGTTGTTGCGATCAAATTTTTTATCGGTGACTTCATATTGCTTTTTGTTTTCTCTCACTAGGTGGATGAAGCGAATGCCATCCAAGATTTCATCTAGGGTTAATTCAATATCTACTGCCATTGTCTCATTGTCCTTGCTCTTGCTAACTCGGCAGGTGAGTTATACAAAGTCATATGGCTTGCTTCTGCTGACAGGGAGATATAACTCTCTGCTGTTGGGTCAGCCTTACCATGTCGGTTCTTCACTATGGCAACGCGATAAACGTTTGCCTGTCCGTCTAGTGCAACACTAAGAACCAACTCTGGTAACGCTGCAACTTTACCCATCAACGCTTTGCGTGGAGCAGGATAGTTAGGTTTTGACATCTTCTCGTTCTCGGATACGTGATGTAAAACGATGAAGGCTGACTCGTATTCACGAGCCATATAGTGGAAGGCTGACATTGCATCACGTAATGCAGTCCATTCATTGTCGCTTGTTGAAGCGACATTCATTAAGTTGTCTACAAAGATTGCTTGTGGTGCAGAGCCGTGCAGTTCTATCCAAGCTTCTATTTCTTCTTCGATGTCTTGCAACGAAGGTGACGGATCAAAGTTGAATCGAACATGCCCTGCACCATCAGCGAGTGCATCTTCCAAAAGGACTGATGCATCAGAGTCCATCATCTTCTCGACATGTGCGACTTCTTTCTCCATAAGGATTGCCCCTGCACGAGTGGCTATTGTTCGGGAGTCAGAGTCAGCCGAGAAGTAGAGTGACGGAATCTTAGATTGAATTGCGTACCACAGTGCAAGTAGTGTCTTACCACCACCAGGTTGTGCTGCTATCAAGTGCAACTGCGCTTGACGAAACACAACTTGTGACTGAGTAAGTTGAGGCAGAATCTCTGGGAGCATATGTCCAGCAGGAGATTCAACCCCCACTACTTGCAACAGTGAACGCATTGTTACTTAGCCCAGATAGTTTCTGCTTCGGTTGCACCTGGGGCAAAAGGCTTCGGTCCCTTAGCTGGATCGAACCAACCAACGTAAGCCTTGCCAGCCTTGGAAGTACCCTTCTTCTTTGCGTACTTACCACGACCGTCTGGTAATGCTGGTGCATCTGGATGTCCATATGTCCATTCATTACCATAGCGATCCATGATTACTTCAATTGCTTGAGGTGTTGTACCTGTTGCAACTGGAGTTGGATTGAGTCCAGCATCCTTCAACATCTGCACTGCTGCATCTGCGTTAGGTGTGTATGCATTACCTGATGCACCGCCTGAGCGGTTGTTCAGTGTTTGCTGTAGTGCAGCAGCATCAGCAATTGCTTCAACTGCTGCTGTTAGGTTGGCACGAAATTCACTCACGCTATTGCCACGCACAGTGAATAGGTCAGTTGAGTTCAACTTACCTGTATACGAGAACATAGATTCAGTCATCTAGTTCATCTCCTTTTCCTTTTCCCTGGATTTGTAATGGGAAATCTTTTCCTCCCATTGCAGGACATTGTGCCGTAAAACTGCACATCCTGCAGGAGTCACCAACTGATGGAGGGAACCAGCCCTCCCAAACGGCAGCATTCATTGCGCCAAATACATAATCAAAATAATCCATTGTCAGATGTGACAAGTCAATGAGTTCATCGAGCTCGCCTTTGCGAGTCATGAAGAAGGCTCCCCACTTAGGGCGGATGCCATAGATTCGTTCTATACCAGAGGCGTAAAGACCAGCCTGTATTGCGCCGAAAGGCGTCCTAGAACCTGTCTTGTAGTCAACGATAACAAGGTCTTCCCCTACCTTATAGATCGCATCAACAACCATGCGTACTGGTGTACCCCCGAAGAATACATCAGCAGCCCATTCGATTCCAGGACGCCCATCAGGCATCGTAGCAATCTGCCAACCAGATTGTTTGTACCAGTTATAGTACGCCTCAACCTGCTTGAGACCATCGCTCTGCCAGAATGGTAGATCTTCCCCATCGGGACGCAAGGTGGTCTTACGTCCCGCTGTCTTCCATTCCGTGGATGGAATGCCTGTCTTTTGTTCTGTCTCCAGAACGGCGTCATTAAATACTTCCGCCCATTTAGTTGTCAAATCGATAGTCATCGGGGTTCCAATCTGGGTGATCTACTGGGGTTGGTGCTGTCATTGGTGAGCCACAGTTGGCACAAAAAGAATCCAAGAACCACATAACCAGCTCGTAGTCCGAGAATACTGCTCTAATAACTTGGACGTTACTTCCGCAATTAATACACTCATTGCTTGGTACGCCACGTTGGTCAATCCCCTGTGGGTTGCTGTCGGTAGAGCTCATGGTTTAACCACTCCAACATTGAATGGACGGCGGA